CATGGCTGTATTTCTAAATAACAAGGTCGGCGTGAAGATTAACACAGTCGATCTTTCAGACCACGTTACCGCAGTAACACTTAACCGCACTTTCGACGAACTCGAAGTGACAGCGATGGGCGATGGCGGACACAAGTTCGTTAAAGGCCTTGAGGCATCATCAGTCACAATCGACTTCCTCAATGACACAGCAACAGCCAACGTCCTACAGACTTTGCAAGCTGCGTGGGGAACTAACGTCACAGTAGTGCTACTCCAGGAAAAGGGAACCGCAGTAAGCGCGACTAACCCTCTCTACACAATGACTTGCTTGATCAACGGCACAACTGATATCAACGGCAGCGTTGCTGATTTGGCAGTCCAGAGCCTGACATTCAACGTATCAGGTACTACAGTAGTAGCCACAACAGGTACATTCTAAGAAACTAAACAAAGGGGCACAGCATGGCAAAGTTAATAGTCACGATGGCAGACAACACAGTCACCGAGATCGAGATCACTCCTCGATTAGAGTACGCGTTCGAGCTATATGCTAAAAAGGGATTTCACAAAGCGTTCCGCGATGATGAAAAGCAATCGGATGTCTATTGGCTAGCATGGGAAGGCCTTAGGTTGAGTGGAACCACAGTCAAGCCATTCGGCGCAGACTTTCTCGAAACTCTCAAGAGTGTAGAGGTTGCTGAGTCTGACCCTTTGGCCTAGGCAGGGATAGCATCCACTATCTCATCGCTCGCTTGAGCATTGAGACGGCTATCCCTCCACAATCTTTAATTGATCTAGATTCATCGATGCTTCAGATGCTACTTAAAGCGCTGAAGGATAGAGCAAAGGAGCAGGCAGATGCCTACAGAGCTAAAAGGCGCTAGTGCGCTTCGCAAGGCTCTCAAGCAATTCTCGCCTGATCTTGACAAAGAGACTCGTGATGAGATGGTCGGATTTCTTAAGCCAGTAGTAAAAAAGGCTAGAGGTTTTCTTCCATCTAATGCAGAGGCTCCATCTGGATTCGTAAAGCATGAAGTAAAGACTGCCAAGTTCCCGATGTACGATGCCGCAGAGGCTCGTCGAGGAATCGGCTACAAGCTCACACCTACCAAGCCTAATCGCCAGGGTTGGGTGCAGTCTGTATCGATCCACAATAAGACCGCCGCAGGTGCGATCGTTGAAACCGCTGGACGCAAGTCTGGAATGACTGGCAACTTCTCACCAAGGTTCCAAGGTTCATTTGCAGGCCGTAACAAGATGCAAGGCCGTGCGATGTTCAAGGCTTACGATCAGGATCAAGGCAAGGCCAAGCTCGGAGTAATCCGAGCCCTAGAGAAGGCCGCCGCAAAGTTTAACGCGAAAGGCAATAACAATGGCTGAGTTACGGATTCCGATTGTCGTCGAGAATAAAGGCAAGAAGGCACTCGGCGACACTAGCAAGAGCGTCAGCGCTCTCGATAAGGGAGTAAAGCGACTAGGCGCAAGCCTTGCAGCAGTATTTGGGACTCAGCAACTTCTAAAGTTTGCTAAGAATGCATCCAAGGCATTCATCGAGGACGAGAAAGCTGCTAATCGTTTAGCCTTAGCAGTCAAGAATCTTGGCCTAGAATTTGAGACTCCACGCATCGAGCGTTATATCTCTGATCTGTCAAAGATGTCTGGCGTTACCGATGATCAATTACGTCCAGCGATGCAGCGTTTATTGCAGACTACTGGCTCGGTTACTAAGGCTCAAGAATTACTTACTCAGGCAACCGACATCGCCGCCGGGTCTGGCGTCGATTATGAGACAGTTGTCAATGACTTAAGCATGGCTTACGTTGGTCAGACTCGTGGACTTCGCAAGTATTCGCTAGGACTTTCTCAAGCCGAACTTAAGACAATGAAGTTCGCAGATGTTCAGGAACGACTTAATAAGCAATTCTCTGGCGCTAGTGCAGAATTCCTGACTACTTATGCTGGCAAGTTACAGCTCATCACAACCGCAGCAGGCGAGGCAAGCGAGACAATCGGTAAGTCTTTGGTCGAGTCTCTCGTGTCAGTATTCGCCGCAGGTGATACAACCAACTTCGTTAATCAGATCGATACCCTTGCAACCAAGATTGCAGATACAGTCTCAGCAGTAGTATTCGGGTTCCAGAAGTTATACGTTCTCACCAGCGATCGTGCCATCCTGGCTAGTTTTAACCCGTTTGACGACTATGAGAAGAATGCCCTAGCGGCCATCGAGGCAGCAGAGAAGGCAGCTAAGTTTAGACGAAACATGCCATCAAGCGGCTACCTGGGATCTCAACCTATGGGTATCTATGAAACATCTGCCCAGATTGCAGCTCGTAAGAATGCAGAAGCGGCAGCAGCCAAGCGCGCCCGTGAGTTAGCAGCACTTCAGAAGAAGACTCTGGATACACAGAAGAAGTCCCTAGCCTTGCAGAAGGCATCAAAGACTCTTAACCTAGACGCTATCGGTATAGAAGCAGCACTTAAAGGCAAGTTAAGCGAAACTGATCGCCTATCTCTACAGTTACAGAAGGCCATTCTTGAAGGCAATGCAACCTTAGCCACGAGCATCTCAGATCAATTAGATGCAGCAATTAAACGCAATAACGAACTGCGCCTTGCTTTGCTCGCTACTCCTAAAGCGCCTAACCCTTTTTCAGAATGGTCAGTTCCTAAACTAGATTTTGGTGGGAACACGCTAGGCACACCCGTACCAAATTTCGTACCACCTGCCTACGCGATGCCTCCAACCTTCGGGCAACAAGGTGGCTTGCCTGCTGGCGTCGTTGCAGGAGTCAATCCAGCCCCTGTCGTCAATGTCAAAGTTGAGGTTGCAGGAGAAGCAGTAGCGGCAGTTATCACGCAACAGCAGACCAATCAATCTCTTTCAGGCTCATTTATTGGCGTAAATCGTACGGCTAGATTCGGAACGAGGGTAGACGAAGGATGACCCTTCCAGCCACTATCTCGGTTTCCTTTGACTTTAGCCAGGGTGCTACATTCGGGTATAACGGCTTCATTATTGGCGACGCGATAAATGGCGTTATAGGCACATCTCAGTTTGCAGCTAGTGCAGTTCCAGAGCCTGTGGTCGACCTTAGTAGCGTTACTCGTCAAATTACAATTAGACGTGGCCGCAATATCATGCGCGATACCTATGAGGCTGGCAATTGCACAGTTAGAGTCTTAGACCCTGATTCTAACTTTAATCCTCAAAATACATCCAGTCCTTACTTTGGCTTCCTGACTCCATTGCGCAAGATTCGCGTGGCTGCCACTACAGCGACAGCGCAGGAGTTCCTTTTTTCAGGCTATGTCCAAGATTACAAATACTATTATCCTCAAGGGCAGGAGACAGGATACGTCGATATTCTTTGCTCTGACGCCTTTCGTTTATTGGCTATGGCTAACGTCTCGACGATTGCAGATTCCGGGGCTGGTCAGACTACTGGCACGCGGATCAATAAAATTCTTGATCAAGTGGATTTTCCTTCGACTTTGCGTGCCATCGACACAGGGTCAACAACCTGCCAAGCTGATCCAGCAACAAATCGCTCCAGCCTTTCGGCCATTCAAGTAGCAGAATTTACAGAGCAGGGAGCCTTCTTTGTTCTGCCCAATGGAGAAGTTGAGTTTAAGGATCGAGCCGATGTGGTTGGATCTTTAGCGGCAACACCTATCGAATTCAATCAGACTACTGGCATTCCTTATGCCGACCTTAAGTTCGCTTTTGATGACAAGCTCATCATAAACAACGCCTCAATGGTTCGAGTGGGTGGCACGCAGGTTACAGCAAGTGATACCGACTCAATCGCCAAATACTTTCCTCATGGCATGAACGTAGATAATCTGATCGCACAGACAGATGCTCAAGTGCAGGATATTGCCGACATCTACGTTGCCACTCGCAAAGAGACTACGATCCGCATCGATGCGATGACTGTCGATTTACTCGATACAGATGTCCCGACTGACACGATGATCGGCCTCGATTACTTTGATAACGTCAAGATAACTAACGTCCAGCCAGATGGCTCAACAATTGTTAAGACCTTGCAAGTGCAGGGCTTGGCATGGGATATAACCCCTAACAGCATGCAATGCACAGTTACAACACTTGAGCCCATCGTCGAAGGATTCATCATAGGATCTGCCACGTCGGGTATAATAGGCACGTCCATATTAGGATACTAGGAGACAATCAATGGCAGCAGGTTTAGGATATAAAGAGTTCGCTACGGGAGATGTCTTAACCGCAGCGGATGCTAATGGCTATCTAGCCTCTCAGGTGGTCATGGTCTTTGCCAGCGCCGCAGCTCGTACTACTGCCATCACCTCGCCTCAAGAAGGCATGATCTCTTTTAGAAAAGACGCTGATGCCCTTGAGTATTATTCAGGCTCAGCATGGGTCGCAGTCGATAGCGGCACGTCCCCTCTAACGACCAAAGGCGACCTTTTTACGTTTACAACCACCAATGCCCGTTTAGGTGTTGGCAGCGACAATCAAGTTCTTACTGCTGATTCTTCTACCGCTACTGGCCTGAAATGGGCAACTCCTAGTTCTGCTGGGGGATTAACCTTAATTAGCAGAACATCATTCACAACTGTAGCAACGCAAGATTTCAGCGCAGTATTTACTTCCACTTATCCAAGTTATAAAGTCATAATTGAAAAATGCTGGGGTAGCACTACTACTGCTACTCTAGAATTTCAATCAAGGACATCAAGCGGAGTTCCATCAGGAACCGATTGGTTCGGCGCCTTAGGTAAAGCCATTTTTAATGCTAATACATATAATGGTACAGAACAGACAAATGGTCAGAGTTCATTGCAAATAAATGCAGGTGGAATCGGCAATGAAGCTGGTAGTACCAGTACTTCACTTGATATTTTAGATGTCGGCGTAAGTGGTCGAATCCGAGTTCTTGGCAATACTTTCAATATGTCGGAAGCGATTACAGGATTTGTCGGCGGTACTCGATTGATTACAGAAACAACTACAGGATTTAGATTAAGTGCATCGACAGGGACAATTAGTGGAACAGTCGCAATTTACGGATACGGAGCATAATTATGTTAATCGGTTCATACGACGCTGAAACAAACGAGCAAATAGTGCGCGAAGCCACAAAAGAAGAAATAGAAGAACGCGAAGCACAAATTGCATTACGACAGCAGGAAAAAGAAGCAATAATTGCAATGAATGCAGACTTAAATGGAGAAAAGTCGGCGGCCAAAGCTGCACTGCTTCAGCGTCTAGGCATCACACCAGAAGAAGCTGCACTTCTACTTGGATGAAGCCTAGACTTTCAAAGTCTGCAATTCAATTAAGAGAGCAGATAGACGATGCATTCCCAGGTAGAGATAGAACTTCGGACGGCTGGATCGGTGATACCCGACACGCTGCTCGCAAGTCTGATCATAATCCAGATGTACAAGGATGGGTTCGTGCCATCGATGTTGACCGCGACCTTGCAGGCAAAGGCAGGAAGCCCGATGTCATGCCTGACTTGGTCGATCAGATTCGACTCCTTGCAAAGTCTGGCGATAAGAGAATCAGTTACATCATCTTTGACGGAAAGATCGCATCATCTAAGAAGGCTTGGGCTTGGCGTCCTTATGATGGGATCAATAAGCATAATCACCATGCGCATGTCAGCTTTACTGTCAAGGGCGATGAAGACTCTAGTTGGTTCAATATCCCGATGATAGGTGGAAAATAATGGAAGCAATTATCTATGCAACTCTTGGACTTATAGCGATCCCGGTCATTCGTACTGCTATCAAGTCTTATCGTGCTAAGAAGGCCGTTGCCGATATCGTCGTGGATGCCATTGAAGCTGCAGTCGACACTGTGGAGAAGAAATGACCCAGGAGAACTTCTTTACCCTTTACTTTGCAAGCCTA